CGGCGCTTCAGGATCATCGCCGTGGTGTCAGCCCACCACTGGTTCGGGAACGTGGTGGTTGGAACCAACGCCGTTGTCGAAGTCGAGTTGCTCGCCAGTGCCACCAAGGCGAGGTTCGCGTCGGCGCGGAAAGCCGCTCCGGTGGCATTTGCCAAGTCCATATCATGAGTGCTCATTTGTTTCTCCTAGATGAAAAGTGTCTGTGTGCTATGAACTGCTGCGGTCGAAAGGAATGATTTGTTTCGTGCTGCGATAACCCAGGGGGTTGGTGCTGTCGTTGAGAGGTAGGTGAGACCCGCCACGCTCAAGTGAGCGGAGCCATCGAAGAAAGCCGTGCCGCTGTAGCTGCCCATCCCTGAAGCGGCTGCGGAGAGGGTTGCCGGTGCCGAGCCAGAGATAAGAATCTGCGTGTTCAGGGCACCGTTCATCACAGCGGACATCGAGGCCGATGCGCCGACCCGGATGCCCGTGTATAGCGAGGCCGCTGTGGCTATCGTTCCGAGCGAGGCGGCACCGATGATGATCTGGGTGTTCAGGCCACCGTTGAGGGTTGCGCCCATCGACGCGGAGCCGGCGAAGCGCGGGCCATTGAGCAGGGCAGCGGTTGTGGCTACCGAAGTCGAGGCAGAACCGGCAAGTCGGATTGAGGTGGTCAGGGTCGCGGAGACTGTGATAGATGCCGCAGCGTTGCCGGCAAGCCTGATTTGGTTGATCAGACTTGCGCTGGCGACCACCGGCAGCGTCACTGCTGCGCCAAGCTGAATCAGCGTTGCCAGGGTCGGCGTGTTCGTTGCGACCGAGGCTGAGACTGCGGCCCCCATGCGGATGATTGTGGTCAGGGTCGCGGCAGGCGCAACTGACTGCGTTGCCGATCCGCCCAACCGAATTGCTGTATTGAGCGCCGCCGCAGCGGAGGTGGAGATGTTTGCCGACCCGACGAACCGAGCGCCGACGAACAGGAACGGCGACGAGGCGACGGAGATCGACGCTGCGCCGGCAAGTCTGATCGCCGTAGTCAGCGTTGCGTTCGGGACAGCAACAGACGCCGCCGCCGAACCAGCGAGCCTGATCTGCGTCAGCAGGCCAGCCGTCAGGCTGACAGGGATCGACGCGGAGCCAGCAACCCGAATCTGCGTGAGCAACCCCGCCGACGCTGCCACACTGATCGCTGCGGTGCCAACGAACGCGGTCGGCCCATTGTTCATCTGGCTGGCGCTGGCCGCTACGACTGCGCCGCCATAGTTCTGAACGCCAGTGTCCAGCGTTTGATCCCACGAATCAACCAGGGTGGCCGAGTCGATCAGCGCTGCGCTGCCAACAGTCGGGTTGGCTGCGGACGCGGCTACAAGCCTGACGCTGATTGAGAAATTAGCCGAGGTTGAAACGGACGCCGCAGAGGTTCCAGCGAAGCGCGGCCCATTGGTCAGCGCCGCTGTCGCGGTCACGCCGCCAAGGGAGGCAGACCCCATGACGATCTGCGTGTTCAGGCCGGCGTTTGCAACCACGCCGACCGCCACAGAGGCCGCAAAGCGCGGGCCATTGACGAAGGTAGCGGCTGCGGCGACGGACTGAGTTGCGGAGCCGTTGAGCTTGATTAGAGCGGTCAGGCCGGCAGAGGTGGTAACAGACTGCGTTGCGCTGGCACCCAGCTTGATGTTGGTGATCAGGTTGGCCGATGCCACCACTGGCAGCGCAGCGGTGCCGACCAACCGAATCGCTGTGATCAGCGTCGGTGTATTTGCAACGACCGGGATCGACGCCGAACCCACCAACTTGATCAGGTTCGTGAGTGCCGCTGCGGAGGCCACAGAAGGCGCTGCCGACCCGATCATCCTGATGGTGGTACTCAGCCCTGCCGAGGCCGCTACAGTGGGGCTGAGAGCGCCTGCGAGCCTAATCTGTGCCAGCAGGTTGGCGTTGGCAACCACCGGGATCGACGCGGAGCCGACCACCTTGATCTGCGTGGTCAGCGTTGGCGTGTTGGTGGTGACCGGGATCGACACTGCACCGGCCAGCTTGATGAGGTTCGTGAGCGCCGCCGACGTGGCGACTGAAGCCGCTGCCGTACCGACCAGCTTGATCTGCGTGGTGAGGGCTGCTGCCGCGACCACGGACGGGGTTGCCGACGCCACCAGGCGAGCGCCAACGAACAGGAACGGGGAACTCGCAACGGAGATCGCTGCGGAGCCGGCCAGCTTGATCTGCGTGGTGAATGTCGGCGTGTTCGTCACCAGCGGGATAGACGCCGAACCCGCAAGCCTGATCTGTGTTGTGAGACCCGCCGTCAGGCTGACCGGCATCGAGGCTGACGCTGCGAAGCGTGGCCCATTGACCATCGCCGCTGACGCGGTGACCGGGATGCTGGCCGCTCCAGTGAAAGCGGTCGGCCCGTTGTGCATCTGAACTGCGGTAGCGGTCAGTGTTGCGCCACCATAGTTCTGAATGCCGCTGTCAAGCAGTTGATCCCACAGGTCGATAAAGCCTGCCGAGTCGATCAGGGCTGCGCTGCCGACAACAGGGTTGGAGGTTGAGGCGGCGACAAACCTCGCGCCAACTCTTAGGCTGCCAGTAGCACTGACGCCTAGTGCCGCAACGCCTGCGAAGCGCGGGCCATTGAGCAGGGCAGCCGAGGCAGCTATGCCACCGAGCGAGGCGGCACCAATGATGATCCGGGCGTTCAAGCCGCCGTTCAGCGCGACACTGATTCCAGCCGAGGCGTTGAGTTTGATCTGCGTGGTCAGCGTCGATGACGGCACCGTGACGGAGACTGCCGCAGAACCCGCCAACTTGATCAGGTTCGTCAGCGAGGCAGCTACCGTTACCCTTTGTGTGGCTGATGCGATGAAGCGCGGGCCATTGACGAAGGTGGCGCTTGCAGCGACCGTGGGCGTGGCCGAGGCGAAGAACCCTGCGCCGACCCGTATGCTGCCGGCAGCCGCGACAGACGGCGTTGCCGAGCCGACAAGGCGAATGCTCGTCGTCAGCCCCGCCGATGCCGCGACCCCGATAACGCTCGATGCGGCGAAGCGCGGCCCGTTGCGTAGCGCCACACTCGTGGCAACAGACACCGCCGATGTGCCCGCGAGCTTGATGGCTGTCGTGAGGCCGGCTGTAGCGGAAACAGTTGGCGAAGCCGAGGCCACGAACCGTGCGCCGACTCGCAGGGAGGCTGTCGCCGCAACAGACTGAGTAGCGGAGCCGACAAGGCGGATGCTCGTCGTGAAGGTGCCTGCCGCCGCAACAGGAATGGATACCGACGCCGCGAAGCGTGGGCCGTTGCGTAGCGCCGCACTAGCGGAAACAGTTGGCGTGACTGACGCCGCCAACTTGATGAGGTTGGTCAGCCCTGCGCTCGCCGTAACAGGTATTGACGCGGAGCCTGCCAGCTTGATCAGGTTGGTCAGGCTGGCTGAAGCCGATGCAGTTGGTGTGACCGACGCGGCAAGCCTGATGCCGTTTGTCAGCGCCGCCGATGCGGCAACAGTAACGCTAGTGGTGTAGGTGGCGATCCCTTGGACGGTGTGCAGTGACGCCGCCGCCGCGATACTCAGCCTTACGTTTCCGGGGTCGTTGTAAGACGGTATGCCGCCATCAATGTCCAGATTCCATGTGTCGATGAGACCCGCCGAATCCAGATTGAGACTGGCTACGGTTGTCGTCGCAAATTCTGCGACTACATCGGCGGTGTCGATGGCTGACCACGAATCAATACTCGTGGTCAGCCCATCGATCAAACGACTAGACATGGCTGGATGCTTAGTCGAACGTCAGGGTCAGGGCCGCAGCATTGAACTGCGGAGCCGCGTCACCGTTATTAACCGTCTTGGCGACCGCCAAGGCACCCCATACCAACAGGTTGCCAGCGGTAGAGGCGTCGTAAATGCCGAACCAGCCGATGCTGCCCCAGTTCGCCGTAGGTGCCGGGAACGCCAGTGCCGCGTTGTTGCTGGTCACGCCGCCCGAGCCACTTGATGCAACTGTACTGCCCGCGCTCTGAGTTCCCGCCCAGTTCGCCAAACTCGACGCCAAGGTGTAACGGGCGTAACTGCCACCCGTCACCTCGGTGCCGCCGCCAGTGTCCGAAGGGACTGCGGTGAGCAGGCCGATATAGACAGAGGTTGGGCCGGTGCCTGCCGCCGCAGATGCACCTGTGATGCCAATCGCCTGACCGCGAAGCAGCCAGTCGATAATCTTGTTTTCCATAAAATCGCTCATTCCAGCCATGTCGTACTCCTTTATTTAGTAACCTGTTGAGAACCAATCGAACGTGCGTGCTACATCCGCTCCAGCAGAATTGCGGAACTGAATTGAGAACCCCGTTTCGGACTTCGCCGTCAGGGTGTAAAAGTCGCCGAGTGCCATGCCCTGCCCTGTAATGGCAATGGCTGGGACTGTGAAATAGGGTTTTGCGAAAACCACCGCGAGAGTGCCGCTGGTGTATGCCGCATTGATACCTGTCTCGGTGCGATCAGGCATATCGACGGTGAGCGTCATCGCCTCAACGTAAATGTTCTGGTCGGTGGCGCTGCTGAACAAGCGCAACTCGAAGTCGAAGGCGCGGCCATGAATGTCGGCGCTGACCGGGAACCACTGGAACGGCCCCCAATCACCGGCTATGGACGGGTCGGACGGAGTTGAGCGCACCCAAAGCTGCACAGCCGTTGAGTTCTCTACTGCGCCGTCCAGTGAAGTCCATTCATCGACCGTGATGGTGTGCTCGGTAATCAACCCTGCGTCGATAATTCCGTTGCGCGAATCCACAGTGCTGCCGGTGGAGTACGCGGAAGTGGGAACGTCGAAGTAGATTCGGCACAGGTAGTTGTCGCCGAGGTCGAGCCGTGGGATTGCATAGCTGCCCGACGGCACCACAGCACCCGACACGTTATCCAGCGTCAGGAAGGTGCCATCGACAACCACGTTGGTCTTGTAGCCAGCCCACGCCGGATCATCGGTGTGCGTAGCGACGATGTTCTGCGACATGAGCGTTGCCATGCTGCTCTGGATGGTGGCGGCGTTGAGGCTGTAGTGGCCCGTCGAGTCAATCCACTTGGCAAGGTAGGTTCCGGCAATGAGCGAGAGGTTGACACTGGTCGAGTTACCGGGTTCCGTTCTCACCATGAACGAGCCATCCCACGTCGCTCCGGTCAGGCTCGGGGAGTGGCGAATCTCCATGCTTCCGCCATACACCACGTCAATGTCAGTCGCCGCATCCCACACCAGCAACCCTTGATTTGGCCCGGATACCGACAGGCCGAGGCCCGTGACATCGACAGGCAGCGCCAGCTTCCCGATGACCGTGTAGGTCTGATAGACCCACGCACCCACGGGCAGCCCAAGTTGATTGATTGGGGTCACGGCCACCAAGTAAGTTGCACCACTGACCACGCTGTACCAACTCACCAAGTCTGGTGAGGTGCGGCGGGAGTCGAGCCACGTCCTGCCGTTGTCGGCAGAGATTTGAGCCTTCAGGCCGGTGGCATTCACTAAGTCGAACGACATGTCGAGGCGCACATAAACCACGCCGTCCGTGCCGTGCTCCATCGTTTCGCTCATGACAACATTCGTCACGCTCGGGATATTGCCTACTACGTTTGCCGTTGGCACGGTGGGCGTATCCGTATCGACGCCATAGAGGCTCGCGTTGTACTCAATCAGAGAGAGCGTGGCGAGTTGCTCACCATTCCTGCGGATGTCGGTGACAAGGAATTCCTTGACAACCTTCCCAACTTCGCCGATTGCCCACACATCGAACTGCGCCGGGGTTGCCGGGAATACGCTGCTGACAGTGATGGCGCTGACCGTGCCCGCCGCCGTGGTGATGCGGCGCGTGACGATGGTGTCATCTGACATGCGGAGCACAACGTCATAGACAAGCCCGTTGGTTAGCACAATCGACTTGTCCAGAACAAGGGTGGTGGTGGTGCCGCTGACGATGCGCCCGCCCTCACCCCACTGCGTTACATCGTCCTGAACCCACACCAGATCACCGACAGTACATGCAATAGCGTCAATATCAGCACCGATCTCTGCGGTGCGGCGCAGCAACTCATTGCGCTTCAGGCGAAACATGGCTTCACGCCATGCCTGCGTCGGACGCCTGATGCCCCGGTTCGAGAACTGGACACGCTGCGCGGAGGACTCGACCACGCCCGTATTGACGATGGTGATCTTGTCCCGCGCATGGCCCTGCGTGGAGTCCATGAAATCGACTTCGATGGCGCAGGCCCGATCAACCATCGGGAGGAAAGTTTCCTGGAAGCTGGCGGTTGTCGTGTTGCCCGCGCTGAACACCTGTGCTGGCAGGCTGCGAACATGGTCATAAACCACCGTCACGCTGGTTCCTCGCATCAATAGCGTGGCGCGAGCGCTGGCCGCAACCTCAAGAGCGGACTCCCACACGCTCGACTGTGTGTCGTAGATCGCGTCGTAGGTGCAGCGTGGCTCCGTACCTCCCACAACAGGCACAGCTTCATCACACCACTGCGCCCATGCGTAGAAGTCGGCAAGGACAAGGCGCGACGGGTCGAACCCATCGTACCGAACAACGGCGTGTGCGTTGTTGAAGACGGGCTGAGTCAGGATGTCCCACGCAACCCATGCGGGGTTGCGGCTGAACTCCGTGGCCCACGCACTGCCATTCCAGACCCGGATAAGGGCGCAATCACCAAGGCACTCGAACTGGATGCCACCAGACAGTTGATCCGTGGCAAGTGCCTCGACCGCTGCCAACACAGTTCTCGGGTACTGGAAATCGTCATACAGGATTTCAGTGATACCTGAGAAGTACATGTCGTCGCCATAGCGGCTGCCCGTGATGTCGACGCTCAGGTTGGTGACGCGAACTTTGTAGGCGATGCCCCGTGTCAGGTTATCGACCCGCCACAACTTCTTGATGGGCTGCTGCGCTGCACCGGATTGGGTGACGACCTCGACCTTGGTTGTCCAGACTGACGATCCGTCTTCTGTCCACTTCCAAATGTCGTTCCCGATAACCTCCCCCTCGGTGTGGTCAGCCCGTGCGGTGCTGCCTACTGCGGTTTGTATCCACGAGACGGTTGCGCCCTCCCAGTTGCCTCCGCTCCACGCCCCCCGGCTCCAGTAACCGCCACCGTAGGTCTTCACTTCGTCGGCTGCCCGGACTGCAATTGCCCGCCACGTCGCGCCCGCATCGTCGGAAATCTCCACCGAGTAATCGACGGAAATCGTACTCAAGCCGCCTTGATCGTTGGCGTAGTAGAGGCCAGAGGGGAACGTGATCAGAACTTCCAGAGCGTCGTAGTCGCTTCCGGTGGTGACTCGCGTGATGGGGCCGCTCGTTGGAACAAGCGCGTCATACTTCGTGACCTTTGCGGGCGTGAAGGCTGGCGTCAGGGCTGTTTCGTTGAACGCCGGGATGATGTCTTGATCCAACTCCCCCATGCGCGTGGTGACAGTGACGCCCGCGTAGGCGGACAAGTCCTGACCGTTAATCTTGAAGTCGGTCAAGAGGGAGTACGGCCCCATGCCAAGGTCGATCAGCATGTGGGCAACCTGCTCCTTGCCGGTATCACCCTTGTTCTCAATGTAGCCAGCGATCACGTTGCCGTGCAGCTTGACCTTGCCGTAGGCGCGGGCGATGACTCCACCGGGTTCTTGCGTGGTGACAGGCTGCCACCCATAGGACGGCGAACTGTCGTAACCACCGCTGCCACCAAGGTCACTCGGCAGGTTCGGTTTGTCTGGGGCGGTGAGCGCACCTATGAGCGCCGACCCGACAAGGCCGATACCTGCCTGAAGGCCCATGATCATTAACCCCGCGTCGGCGGCAACAAAGGTGCCCCCCAATCCTACGTACAGTTCTGCAGCAAGGTAGGGGGCATACACCATCAAGGCAATACTCAGAACCATGCCGAATATGCCATCATCCCCACCACGGACAACCGGCATGGCTATCATCTGGTCGCCGGGGATGATCTGGCGAGTCGCCCACTCTGGCTGTGGCACTATGGAGCCATTGATTGACACCACCAACTCAACGCCATCGCCACAGCCCGCAGGGAGGTACTCGCCCACAAGCGACTCAACTGTTCTGGCTACGGGCGAGGTGACTAGCTGCTCGTCCCTCTCCCGCCGTTCAAACGGGTTCCTGATGATGACAAGGCGAACCGGGTCAAGGACTGTTTGCTCACGCATGGCTGTAGTACCCAGCAATTCGATGCGCCCACTTCGGGTTGTCGAGCCTCGACTTGCTGATTCCGATGCCCTTGTCGGCGTGGATGAAGTGCTCACAATCCTCAAGCACGACCCCCATGTGCGCCACGAAGCGCCCGATGCGGAACACCACAGCACACCACGGGGTCGGGGCGTCCAGCTTCACCCACTGCTCGGCACCACCAAGGATTTCAGACTCACGTGTCGCCCAATCCTCTGGGGTGTTGTAGGCGCGAACATCAACACCAGCGCGGCGCTGCACTTCGGCAAATAGCCCGAAGCAGTCATAAGCACCGTCGCCGCGCCCGCCTATGCGGTACTCAGCCAGAAACAGATCAGAGATCACAGGGGTGCTCATCTGGAGGAGAACCGGGGCGCACCAAGGATTCCGGGGCGACCACCAAATCGAGCTGAGTTCTCCAGCGTGCGGCACACATCGAGCGTTCGGGCGCAGGTTGTGACTGCCCCCGCGTAGGCGCACTCAGCGCCTTTGAACAACCAGCCGCATGAGCGCGGAGTCGCCAGATGCAGAGGGAAGCGGCGGCGCAGCGGATTCACCGAGCCAAGCGTGAAGTTGATCCAATCCTCTGCCGGCTGCGCCGAAATAATCTCCCACGACAAGGTGAGTTCGGAGTGGTCTTCCGTCAGATTGTCAGCGTGAACCACCACAAGGGTCACAGGGCAGCCGATCAGGCCCTCGTTGGCTTCAAGGTATGGCTGGAGCACCCGCGACGGATTGGCGACCTTCAGGGACAACCCTTGGATGCGCCCGTCGCCGCCGCCGCGCAACTCACCAAGCTCAAAAGCGAACGAGGTATAGACGTTGCCAAGGTAGGTCACATCGTCCGTGTTCCGGGCAATCCGAATGTGCGTGGTGTCGGGCAGGGTCACGTCCAGCAGCAGCAGCCACGGGGCTGTGCCGACCAGCTTGTTCTTTTCGAGGCGAAGGGCGAGAGGAAGGTTGAGCATCAGACTTCCTGCAACGTCAGGGATACGTTGGTCTGGTTGAAGTTGGCCAGAGCGTATTTGATCGGAGCCACGAGCCTGACCGTATAGCTCGTGCTCGTGATCGGATGCGTCCAGGTAAATGAGTCGGCACCGTTGCGGATCGTGGTCCGCTCAAACGTCCGAAGGGTTGCAACGTCAGCCGCGCTGAGGGTGTAGCTCACCCCAAACTTGAGGCGGGTCCGCGTGAATTTCGGTCGAGTCTGCTGGTAGCCAGCGCCGACATCAGACCGCAAGATGGAGTCTTCCATCTCACCGTCCGGGTCCAGAGGGTAATCGGGGCCGTTGCCAAGTGTAGGAAACGCGCTCATCGTCCTATCCCCATTGCTGACCTGAAGCTCGGGTTGGTGCTTGCCGCGCTGACCACGACACCCAGTACCCACGACTCACCGTCGAACTGGGGAGCGCCCTGAGTCTTGGCGCTCAACTGCTGCCCAGACTGGTTGATCACATTGACAGTTATCGCAGGGGCCGAGCCTCCAGAAGACTGCACTCCGAGTTTCCCGTCCGCGCCGCGGGTGAGAGGCATGATCGCTTCGGGGCCTGCTTCACCCATCAAGCCCTGACGGAACGCACCACCTTGAGCGAACTTGAACAGAGTCGGGCTGCTGACAATAGTGCTGGAGTAACGACTGAGATCGGAGGACGCAAAGACGTTGCCGTTGGCGCTCGGCTTCGGGCCGGTGAACATCCCGGTACTGCCCACATTGCTCGCGCTATAAGGGTTCAGGGCGTTGGTCAGGAACCCCTTAGCCATATTCGCCAGAGGCCCAGTGATGCTCTGTTGAATCGACATGCGGAGCATGTCCGAAATGATGGAGTTGGTCAGGCTCTTAAAGTCGAGCTTGCCGGTCTGCACGAACTTGACGAGAGCATCTTCCATGCCCTTGAAGGCATTGACCATGATCCGCTCGGTGGTTGCACCGACGTTCTCAACGTCGCGGATGTAGGAGGCGAGGCCAGCCCTCATCCCGAACGTAGCGCTTTGCTGCTCGGCCACAAGTGCCCGTGCCAGCTTCCCTGCCGATACCACTTGATCATTCATCGCAAGGGTGGCCCGCATGATGTCGAACTCAAGGGCGATGGTGGCCTCGGAGGCCCCCCCGGTGGTCTCATAGAGAGCCTCAAGTTTATCTGTCAGACCAGCTATTACTGTGTCATATTCTTTGGTCTTGGCAATCTCTGCCTCCGCGGCGGCTTTGTCTGAGCTATTCAGCAGAGAATTTTGCACACCGGCCCAGGCAGCCTTCTCGCTGGCATCGTCCTTGGCGAGCATCCCAGGCAGGGTCTTGGTGTTGAATTTGTGGCTCTCACCCAGAGCCTTGATTTTGGTTTTCTCAAGAGCAACACGCTCACTGTTGGCATCGGCCTGCTCCTGAAGAACCTGTTGGCCGAGAATCTTATTGCGCGTGTTCTCCATGGACTGCTGGGTCGATTTCCTTTCAGCAGCGCTGATCTTGTCCCCAATGCCAGCGTAGAGCCGGTCATAGGCCACCTCTGTCTCTTGCCGGTATGTATCCTCGATCAGCCTGCGGCGATCAGAGAACTCCTGGTGGGTCATCAAACCACTGTCGAGCTTCAGCTTGGCAAGGCCAACTTCGGCCATGTAGTTATCCTTCGCCAGCTTCTCCTCGAAGTTGTAGAGGTCGGCGTAGGCTTTGGCTTCGGCGCTCAGAGTCCTCTCTGCATCGCGGTCCGTGGGTACATATTTCTTTGGCCCGGTGGTAAGGGGGTCGGACGGGGACTCCCTGTGCTTCCGTTGTTGCTCGGCAAGGGCTGCGCCGTCAGCCAGGGCCTCCCTGTTCTGTTCTGCGAGCTTCAGTGATGCGGCCGTCTTCCGAGCCCCGGCCAGCTTGTCCTCGCCCTCAACGATGAGACGTTGCGCCTGTGCATACTCTGCCCTCTTCTTTCGGGCACCGTCCTTGAATTGGTCGATCCCCTCCACAGGAGCGACTTCCTTAGCCTTCGCTATTTCATGCTCAAGGCGCTGAACCTCCGCCTCAGCGCGGTTGACTTCGTGAGCCCCCGACGTAGTACCTTTCAACTCCAATTCAATCTTCTTTATCAACTCCTGGTTGACGTCCTGCAGCTTGTCGAGTTGCCTCTCAAGCGCATTGGTCAGGTTGTCAATGTCTGTCAGGGCCTTGGACCCCGAGTCGGTATGGAAGTACCACCAAGCCGCTCCGAGGGCCACCACGCCGGCCGTAACCCAACCCAGAGGGGTCATCATCGCAGCTAGACCAAGGGAGCCTCCAGTGGCCCAGGAGAACAGTGATGTAGTAACTGCGGCAAAGGCTGCCTTGGCAGCGACACCAAGGGCCAAAAGGCCTTCAGCGAGCAGTACCACCACAGCATGGGTAACCTTGACAGCAGCAAGTGCAGCGATGGCTCCCACAACCATAGTTATCTGGGGGGCGAGGTCCACGAGGACCCTTGCCAACCCAAGAACACCGGAGGTCAGGGCTGCAACGCCATCAACAACCCCTTGGGAACTGAACAGAACCTTGAGGCTTACGGCCAGGTCCTTTGCCCCGTTGTCAGTCGCCTTAAAGGCTTTGATGAATGACACTTCGAGGTTGTTCATGGCCTGCATGAATGCACCTTTGGTGCTTACCTCAAGCTGTGCAGCAACCTCCATCATGAATCCAGAGGAGGCCTTGATGCTCCCTTGCAGCTTGTCCCACTCGGTGCGGGACATGGAGAGCATGGCAACAGCTTCCTTGGACCCCCGCTCGCCAAACATCTTCTGCAGGAGGTTGGTCTGGGAAATCTTGTCGTAGTCCTTCAGTTTCTCCCGAAGGCCGTACACGATGTCAGCAAACGGCTTGAGCCTGCCCTCGGCGTCGGAGGCAGATACCCCGAGGAGCTTGAACGCCTTCTTGGCTTCTTCGGTAGGCGTGTACAACTCCTTCAGCATGTTCCTGAAGGAGGTCCCGGAAGCAGTCCCGGTGATGTTGATCTTGGCAAGGATGGTCAGGGCCGTTGCCGTGTCTTCCATCGTGGCTCCGTACATAGCTCCTGCCACAGACGCAGTACGCATCGCGGCTGTCATCTGCTCAACACTGGTCTGGGACTCTGCCGCCGCCTTGGAAAATACGTCCCCTACATGCCCTGCCTGAATCGTGGATAGGTTGAATGCCTGCATGACGCCCACGAGAGTCCTAGCCGCATCAGCCATCGACATCTCGCCGACTGTGGCGAGGTCCATGACGTGAGGCAGAACCGACATCACCTCGGTCGCCCGAATACCCGCCTGCTCCAGAATTTGGAGGCCTTCAGAGAGCTTGACTGGACCATACAGGCCTGTGGAGCCGAGCTTGAGCACCGACTCCGAGAGCTTATCAATTGCAGCAGCCGACTCACCACCCAGTGCTTTGACGAAGGTCAGGTGGTACTCAAACTCAGCCCCCTTCTTTACAGCCTGGGCAAGGGCGTTACCTACCGCCGCACCTGCCAACAAGGGGAGGATGTTGCCCCACGTTAGCCACATCGCATTGAACGACGAAGCCACGCCGCGAGCGGCTGAGTGCAAATCCCGCCCGTGCCCACCCCACGCCTGGGTGTGGTCCGATGCCTCCTTTGATGCCTTTGCCTGCTCCCTCGTGGCTGCAGCTTGATCCCTCGTTGCCTGAACCGCCATCTTCCGCTCGTATGCTGTGGCTTTGATGGCGTTCGTAGCAGCCTGCTCCGTTCTCAAGATGGCGTCGAGTTGGGACTGCATCGCCCCAATGTTCGGGATCGCGTTTACTGCAAGCTGCCCTTGCTGCTGCAGGGCCGTCCCCACTCCACCTTCACCCAAGGCGTACTTGGCCTGCTGCGCCATTCCAAGCTGGCGGATCAGCTTCCTCTTTTCGTCGTTGGCCCCGAGGATGTCGAGGCCGAGGAACTTGGCATTCTTACTGAGCATGCTGTCCTCGAACGCGGCCCGAGCACGCAGGGCCTGCGTGAGGGTGTGCTCTAGGCCAATCCGCTCCTTGAGTTCAGCTACGGCAACCTTGTGGTTGAGATGCAGCGCGTGGGAGATGGAAGCCTCTTCTGCGGCCTTACGCTCTGCCAGCGCCTTGAGGTACATCGCCTCGGAAGGGCCGATCAAAGCCGACATCTTGGCCCGATCCAACTCCATGACCCGCTTGGCCGCTTGAAGCTGCAGCGCTGAGGACTCGTCATAGGCCTTACGCTCTGCCAGCGCCTTGAGGTACATCGCCTCGGAAGGGCCGATCAAAGCCGACATCTTGGCCCGATCCAACTCCATGACCCGCTTGGCCGCTTGAAGCTGCAGCGCTGAGGACTCGTCA